AGAAGTGTTAAAGCTGCTGACTATTCTAACGACAGAATGACAGCTATTGACATAATAAAAAGTTTTAGTACAAAAGCGGTACAAAGGCGAGAAGCAGACGAGCAAAAACAACAAGATGTGATGGACGCAGCACAACAACGCAGTAGAGATGAAATTGATCGTTTAAAATCAACTTCAGAGTTGCAACGTCTTGCAAACGAAATAATAGATCGTGGTGATTCCGATCACGACAGCGGAGGCGGCGGCGGCACTATTAGTGATTTTGATACAGGTCTTAGCCACGCTCTTGGTGGTCGGGTCGGTTACGCACCCGGCGGTCCAGTACAACAGGGTAGCCCCGCAGGTTTCGTAGAGCGTCCCCCGTCACAAGTGTCAGAGGCTGCAACAGTGGCTGACGACAAGCCTATGTCTGTTAGTGAAGGTACGTTTGTTATTAACGCAGCAGCAGTAGAGTTTGCGGGCGAAGAAGACATAGCAGACATGCTCAAAAAGGCGTACGTAAAAGCAGGTAAAAAAGATATGGGTGGCCCGTCTACCCAAGAGATTGACATAGCTGTATCTCGCGGCGAAGTCATTGTCCCTGCCCACATTGCTAAGATCATTGGCTATGACCGCCTAGAAAAGATTAACAATCGCGGCAAAGCTGAAACATCTAAGCGCATTGAAGAAAACGGGCAGCAGCCCGCAGGTGCAGCAGGGGGTGGGTTCCTCACTAGAAAAAAGTTAGCTAATGGCGGCGAAGCAGACGACTACGAAGATAAAATTGTAATTGACGAAGTTCGTCGTAAGATGGATGTTTTAATGGACGAAGTAGCTGCACGAGATGATCCTGTAGAAGTGTTATCTAATTACTTTGAGTCTGGATCAGCACAAAAAGAATACGACGACGCACAAGCAGAAAAAAATCAAAGGGTACCAATAGGCGGAACGTTTTATAAGGCTACTGCTGGCGAATACAACAGAGTAAGCGTACCAAAAACTCCGACTCTTTTTAATTTGTTTGTTATGGCAGAAGAAGTTGCACATCTAGATTCCCTTAAACCCGGCAACCCAAAAACAAGAAAAAATCCCTACTCTAAACCAGAGTACGATCTTTTAAAAGATTTTAACAACGTGACTGGGGGTTTATTTTCTGGTACCCGGGTTATGGGGCAAGACTACGATGCACACAAAACTTTTAATAAAGAAAGTAAATACTTAGAAGAAATGCGGGCTAAACAAATTGCATTTCAAACAGTGTTTGGGGGATTGGCTGAAAGACAAGTTAAAAATACAAAAGCAGGTAAAACCATTAAATATACTAAAGCTAGTTACCAAAAAATGTTTGCTGACTATATATCAGCCTTTGCTAGTCCAGTTGTTAAAGCTGCTTTCTTTGAAAAGTACCCCGATTTAAAAAGTGTGTACAGAGAAACCCCGGTAGATGACCAGCTAAAAGAACAATCAGATACTGAAAGTACTAGAGAACGTATACTTCTCGGGAAAGAGTTACAAAAAAAAGTTAAAAAAAATTCTAATACAAAATAATTCGTCAGCTACCCGCCTAGCGGCCCTGACATAACCGAAGCGGCTACCTACAAGCCAAAGTAGCCCCGCAATGAAGAGGTAACAAAATGGCAAAAGCAAGAGGCCACCGTGCCAACAAACCAAACGATTCATTTGGTGCAATAAACAACGAATCGTTATATCGTGGAAAACACCGTGATGCAGTCTACGTCGATGACGATGAAGAAGACCAAGCGGTAGAAGCAACAGAGGAGCAAGAAGCGGACCCCCAAGAGGCTACTCCGCAGGAAAGCACCAGCTTCGTAGAAAACAAAAAAGAAGAAACCCACGATTACAAGAAGCGTTATGACGATCTGAAAAAACATTACGATACTAAGGTAAATGAATTTAAAGGTGAAATCAGCAGCCTTCGTGAATCGCTAGAAAACAAAGAGGTAGAAATGCCAAGTAATGTAGCAGTTCCAAAGACTATGGAAGAACTAGAACAATTCAAAGCCCAATATCCTGAAGTGTTTGATGTCGTACAAACCGTTTCTTCGCTCCAAACAGAATCACAGGTTTCCCAACTCCGCGAGGAACTGGGTACAATCAAAGAGCGTGAAAAAGACTTAGAAAAGCAAAATGCTTACCAGCAGCTTGTTTCCCACCATCCCGATTTCGATGAAATTAAAGTGGATGAAAAGTTTCTTTCTTGGCTTGAAGATCAACCTAAATCGATTGCTGATGGTATCTACAAAAATAATACGGATGCTAAATGGGCGGCACGGGTCATAGACCTCTACAAAGCTGATAACAGTATATCAGCCCCGAAGAAAACCAAAAAGGCTTCTGCAGCAGATGCAGTCACCAAAACCGCGTCGCGGACAGTGACTACTAATAAAACAGAAGGTAGAATTTGGAAAGCTTCAGAAATCCGTACCCTTAAACCGTGGGAGTTTGAAAAGCTAGAAGCTGATCTTGACTTGGCACGGGACGAAGGCCGGATTGACATGAATAACTAGACTTAACCTCAAAACTATAATGGAAGGATTGAACAATGGCGTTCAGTACATCTTCTGGATATGGAAACTTACCATCCGGTAACTTTGCACCAGAAATCTTTAGCCAAAAAGTTCTCAAGTTTTTCCGTCGTGCTTCGGTTGTGGAAGATATTACTAACACCGACTACGCTGGCGAAATTGAAAACTTTGGCGACACAGTCAAAATCATTAAGGAGCCTACTGTATCAGTAGCCGCGTATCAACGTGGTTCTGTGGTAAATCCGCAAGACTTGGCTGATGACCAAATCTCTATGGTTGTTGACAATGCAAACGCTTTTGCGTTTAAAATTGACGACATCGAAGAGCGTCACTCGCACGTAAACTTTGAAGCACTTGCCACCTCTTCTGGTGCGTTTGCTCTAAAGCGTAAGTACGATGCTGCCGTTCTACAGCATATCTCTGATGCCGCTGGTATTGCAGCGTCTGCCGTTTCTGGTACGACTCTGACAACTACTGCTGCAGCAGGTACATTGGGAACAGCTAATGCTCCTATCAACGTTGAAACAAACGACAACGGCATCAACATGATGCTGGCTATGGCTCGCTTGCTTGACGATGAGTCTGTGCCTGAAGAAAACCGCTGGTTTGTAGCACCTCCAATCTTCTACGAGAAGATGTTCCAAGCTGGCAACAAAATCGCCGAAGTCCAAGTGACTGGTGATGCTTCATCTCCGCTGCGTAATGGCCTTGCCATCAACGGTACCTTTGCTGGTTTCCGCTGTTACAAGTCTACTGCACTAAACAGCACAGGTGGAACTGACCAGTTAACACTGACTGACGCTTCTGCTACTCTTGCAACAGATGGCTCTGAGAACGTTGTTCTTGCTGGTCACATGTCTGCTGTAGCCACTGCTTCGCACATTGCTAAGACCGAAGTGGTTCGTTCAACTGAGTCATTCTCTGATGTCATTCGTGGACTTCACGTTTTTGGTCGCAAGGTATTGCGTCAAGAAGCTGTTGTTCGTGGCGTCATTGACTTCGCGTAAGGGAGACATATAAATGGCTACTTTTGACCATACCATCACTGGTGGTGGAACTGTAGGACATCCCGCACATGCGATTCGTCCTTACATCATGCAGTCAAAAATCTTTGACGCTGCAGATGACAACCTTACAGCTAATGATGTCATCAAGGTGATTGACCTTCCAGACAACTCCATCGTTCTTGGTGGTTGCTTGGACGTTCTTGAAGCTGGTGGTTCTAGTGTGACTTTTGACGTTGGTATCAGCACCGACATTGATGCCTTCTGTGATGGTGTCGATGGTAACGCTGATGCTATCTACAACTTTCACCCTACAGCAGCAGGTATTAACACAGTAATTGCAACAGACGCTATCCAAGTTAAAATCTTGGGTGCCGACTCTGCTGTAGTTCGCTTCCGTGTTATTGCTTTGATTGCTGACATTGGTGACCCAACTGCAATGGTCCAGACTGCTGCAGTCCAGACTGGCGTATAACATTAATCAAGGGGGCAGGGCAACTTGCCCTCTTGACTCTTTATTTATTTCGTGATATATATGCCCATCCCTTCAGGGGTAAACTACACAGGAGATGGCAATGAATTATATCACAAGCAATATTCCATATTTTAAAGCTTGGGTACGAAGAGAATACACAACCAACTTTGACCGCTATCATGGTGAATTTTTACACGCAATGGTGATAGCAGTAACTACTTTACCCATGAAGACACTTTCTTTTCAAGTATTGTTTACAGGGTGTGAAGACGAAGAAAACAATGTACACGGTGGTGCTATGTGGGCAAGGATGCCCTTGACTGCACTGGTAGGTGATACACCCCTAGAGGAATGGCCTACACCTATACCAACACATTTTGCCCAACCGTGGGACTGTCAATCGCACCATCATTCGGTATTTGTTTTAAACAGGGCAACTCCCTGCCCGTGGTTGGCTAAGATAGACGGAGAATTCTTTCCTGCTAAGTATTACTTTACTGTAGACTACACAGACAGCGAAGTAGCAGACGACCCAGCCCAACACAAACAAAGTCATGTGTTAGAACTAATGGATGCTGGTGAATGGACAGGTAACATAGTTGCACTGCCAAATAATAGAGTAAGGGTAACTAACCCTGCTTGGTTTGTAACGGGCGATGGCCCACCGGATTTCACTCCTAGTCAGTGGGTCCATCATTCTAAACAAGACCCGAACTATGTAGAAGATACAGCACGGGTATTTGATAACCTTTATTCGGAGAAATAAAATGGCATTAAAAAAAGAAAAAGGCGAACGCACTATTCTTACAGTAAGAGATGGTAAAATCGTTAACAGCGGAAAAATAAAACTTCCTGATGGCACATTTAGAGTGGTACCTGAAGCCGGAATTAAAAGAGTTGGTAAAGCATCTGGGGGCAAAGTTGCGTCAAAGAAGATGGCAGCAGGTGGCAAAGCTAAAAAGAAAAGTAAGGGCATGGCTCGTGGTGGTAAAACATCAATGAAATCTAAGGGCATGGCTCGTGGCGGCAAGATGAAATCAAAGGGTATGAAGCGTGGCGGCAAGATGATGAAGTCTAAGGGCATGGCTCGTGGTGGCAAGGCTAAACGCTAATGGCACGTCGTGGACTATATGCCAACATAGCAGCTAAGAAGCGTCGTATCAAAGCGGGTAGCGGAGAAAAGATGCGTACTGCCGGAAGTAAAGGTGCGCCTAAAGCAGCTAACTTCCGTCGTGCTAAACAGACTGCAAGGAAAAAATAACATGGCTAAGAAAGCACCACCTAAACCTAAGAAGAAGTCGAGCAGCCCAAAGCCCAAGAATCCTGCGTTGTACTCTCGCGTCAAGGCTGCAGCAAAAAAGAAATTTGATGTTTACCCTTCGGCATACGCAAATGCTTGGCTTGTTAGAGAGTACAAGAAGCGTGGCGGGACATATGCCTGATGGCTAAACCAAAAGGCGGCTTAACCAAATGGTTTAAAGAAGACTGGCGGGATGTAAAGACTGGCAAGAAGTGCGGTCGCTCTGGTTCAGAGAAAAAGAAACGTCCCTATCCAGCCTGTAGACCTGCCAAAGTTGCCAAACGCATCACTAAAAAAGAAGCAGCAAAGAAAACTGGACCACGCGCAGTAAAGTGGTCTGTTACAGCTTCAGGAAGAAAAAGGAAGAAAAGTGGCACCAAGAAAGCCTGACAATATGCCAGCCCGCAACAAGAAGAACTACCGTTCTACTAAGTCGGGTGCTGGAATGACCAAAGCTGGTGTAGCTTCTTACCGCCGTAAGAATCCCGGTAGTAAGTTAAAGACTGCTGTTACGGGCAAGGTCAAACCGGGCAGTGCCGCAGCAAAGCGTCGCAAGTCATACTGTGCTAGGTCTGCTGGGCAAATGAAGAAGTTTCCTAAAGCAGCCAAAGACCCTAACAGTCGTTTGCGTCAAGCAAGAAAGAGGTGGAAGTGTTAAACTTACTAATCGGACCGATTGCAGAACTAGCCGGAACGTGGATGTCCGGCAAAGTAGAAGAGAAGAAAGCCCAGTCAGCTACCAAAGTAGCAAAGGCACAAGCCGAAGCCGTAGTCATGCAAAAGAAAGCTACGGGTGAAATTGACTGGGACCTTGAGATGGCAAGGGGAAGTCAGTCATCGTGGAAAGACGAATGGCTTACAATACTATTTAGTTTACCACTTATTTTAGCATTTGTTCCGGGGATGGAAGAACTTGTACGTAACGGATTTCAACAATTGGAGCAAATGCCTGAATGGTACCAGTACAGCTTGGGCGTTATTGTTGCTGCAAGCTTTGGAACAAGAGCAGCGACGAAGTTCTTTGGGAAGAAATAATGACTATAGTTATGGAAAGAGTGTTGGCATGGAAACTACTGCCTCGCCTAATGATGATAATGATGTCCCTGTCAGCGTGGAGAGTGGTGGAGTGGTTTATGACTCTGCCCGAACCGACAACCCAGCAGTCAGCACTAGTAAGTGTAGTCACGGGGGCAATGACAGGTGCATTTGCGGTATGGATGGGACATGAGAAATGAAATATAATTCTGAGAACTTTGTAAATAAACTTATAGCACACGAAGGTCTGCGCCTTCAAGTGTACAAAGATACGCTTGGTATTGATACGATTGGTATCGGACGCAACCTAGAGGACCGTGGTATCACAAAGGAAGAACTGGACTGGATGGACATTCCTAATATGGACGCTATCTACGAGTACGGTATTACTGAAGCTGATGCTATGTACCTCGCAAAGAATGACGTACAGATAGTCGAAGAGGAACTGGTTCGTGCGCACCCTTGCGTTGAGGAGTTAGACGCTGTACGTCAGCTAGTATTGATGGATATGGCATTTAATATGGGTGTACCCCGTCTCCGAAAGTTTACAAAAATGTGGAACGCCGTCCATGAAAAGAAA